TCGCCCGGTGTGGGAAGTGCAAACTTGCGCTTTGGCTGTGCGGGAATTGGTGCGGTTGGTGTAGCGGCCTCTACGACTGCTTCGGGCTGTACTGCGTCCACGGTTTCTGTCTCCTCGACTTCGGTTGATGTGGGTTCTGTGTCGGGTTCTTGTGCTGATGCTAACACTTTTTCGATGACTGCACCTGCAAAAGCAGGAATTGGCACAAGGCTTAATTCCAGCCACTCGGCCTCAGTCACAATCATGGTGCCTTCATCGTCATAAGAAAACTTTGTGGGGTTGACGCCAACACTGACGGAATCCAGAACCCCGTCTAGCGCCAGCGTTAAAGCCTCATCGCCTGCGGCGGTTGCTGAGATACGCGCCGAAAACATCATGCCTTCTTCGGTGTCTACACGCTCAGTTACTAGGCCCACTGGCATAGACGAATCGTGGTACATAAACAACTTGGGGGCTTTGCCCTCCACTGGTAGCGCGCCTTGCTCAAAACGTACTTGCGTACCGTCTGACACTGTGGCGGTCTCGCCGTAAGGTACGGCTACGCCAGTGATCGTGCGGGTCTGTGTTTCGCCTGCTGCGGCGTCAATGGTGACGGCTTGTGCGTTTAACTTAATCATGCTCGGTTTTCTCCTGTTTCTACTTCCTCAACGTCTACGTTTCGGTTGGTGTTGGCTTCTTCGACTTCCCCTAAGTATTCCTCAAAATCAAACTCAACGTAAGTACCTACGGGCAGAACTGAGTTGCCTGAAAGAGTAGAGGCAATGCACTCGGCGTAGGTTTTCGTGCCGTACAGCCATAGATCCACACGGGACTCTCGGCTATTGGTGTAGGCGTATGACCCTGTAGGTACGCCCAGTAGGTACGGCGGGATGTTGCATATCTGGGCCATTTGCAAGGCTGAGAATTGCGCCGACTCGATAAGCATCATCTTGTCTGGGGTTGCGCTAGTTGCCTCATAGGACAGAAACTCGTTAAGAGCTGCGGTCTGGTTTGTTTGGCGGGCGGCGTTAAACGCTGCAGCCAGGTCGGCAAGTTCCTGTGCGCTAAGCGGTTCACCGCCAGTTTGCTTAAGAATGCCAGACGGAATAGCGGTATTAGCGTTGCGATAGCGCGCGTCCTCAATTTTTAGCGCGGTAGCAATTGCCTGCTCGGATGAGTAGATAGCGCCCTGAATGGGGCTGATGAATTGCACAAGGTTTGCGGGGTCAATCTGTCCACCCTGAAAAAAGACTTCTTTTGACGGGGCGTACCACACGGGGCCGTCCTGATCTTGGGTAGTAATTGAGCCGGCAGGCAGACGTGTAAACGATGCAGGGAAGCCGTCAGCAGTGCGTGACAGCACATACCAAAACGCACGACCAAAGAAAAACAAGTCGTCAAATGTCCACGCCATAAGCGTTTCATAAGGGATTTGTGGGTCAGGTCTGCGAAGCCATGAGCGAGGCGCAAGGTCTATATAGTCCATTTCGCCTTCGGTTTCGTTCCACGCTTCGCGGTACATCTTTAACGGCATTGCCGAAATAACACTGGCGTGCAAGTCACGGGCGCGGCTAATAGCAGGAACTTGCATAGCGCGGTTACGGGCATCACCCTCAACATAGGAGTAATACTGCCCAATCATGTTAGGGCCTGCGAGGTTCTTGGAGTATCCAGTGCCCGCCGCAGCTGCCTTTTGTGTAGGCATTGGGCTGATCTGTGCTTTAGTTTCTTTGCGGGTAAAGAGTGGCATTTACATTCCTCGAATAGTGGCCTGCCGTTAATCCCGACAACTAACGACAAGCCTGCCTAAATAGTAACCGTACTACATCACCACTAGCATAGGTTTCTGTCGGTTTTGTGGTCGGCTCACAGCAGACACAGCCCACACCATGCAACGCGCCGCCTCGATAGGCCCCGGTGACTTTTGGCTTGACAGCACATAACCCTGCGCAGTGCGTACACCTGTCGCTCGGTTTACATGCTCGGCAAGTGTTTGGTTTCCGTCATGCAACACCTTGCCTTCCAAAATCATGTTGCGAACCAGTGAGGTATAACGGATTAACTCGGCGTAGCCCGTTAGTTGGTAGCGGCGTTTTAACGCTGTGGGCACGTGTATTTCCAGCGTAGGAGTTACCAGCAGTAGAACCGAGGGGTGTGTCATAACCCGCTCTACGTGTGTCCACATTTCCTGCTCGGTGTCTACTACAAACTCAATTTTGGTAAATACCTGTTGGTTATGCACCACTGATCTCACACCGATATAGCGGGCCTCATCCACACTGCTGTCCACGGCGAGGATACCGCCTTCGGGAAAATCCTGTGTGGTTCGGCACTTGTCCCACACGCCAGCATCAAGCCACGCCCCACGGCTAGCACTCCACTGGTTGCCATGAGAACGTGGGAAACTGTCCGACTTCACCGCCGCTTGCAACGCCTTAACCGTGATAGTCCTGCCAAGTGCAGGGTTAGACAGCCCCCAGTATTGCGGGTCGCGCGGGTCGCAACCAGCCGGGATAGACCACTCCGCAAAGAAACGTTCCGAGGTTACGCCCTCGTCAATTTCCTGCAAGGCAATAGATCGGTAGTTAATCATCGCCGTACTTGACTCGTCGCCGGCGGTAGACCACATAGACAGCAGCGGATTAGCCCGCGCAATCTGTGACGGCTTTAGAGCATCGTCCAAAATCTCGGGTGCGATATTCCACAACTCATCCACCACAATTAGATCGTAAGACCCGCCATGAAGTTTTATAGAAGCTGCTCGAACTTCCCAGCGTGACCCGTCCGGCATCTGCACAGACTTACGACCCAACGCCTGCATAATCTTCGCCCCAAAAGACTCCTTTAACACAAACGCCAAATCGTTAAATATTGCCTCGGCCCTGTCCAACATGTTGGCAGTCGAAAGCACATACTGCGGTGACTTGCGGTGCAGCACTGCATACTCGGTAAGCCACCAGCCAATCATCGCCCGAAGAGCCACAGACTTACCCTGTTGTCTAGCGGTACTTACCAAAGACTCACGAAACACAAGGTCGCCGTTCTCATCGTGTTGCAACTGTCCACTAAGAGCCGTCACCTGCCACGGCATCAACTCAATGTTGAGATGACGTTGCGCCCAAGCTGCAACCGCAGGCCCATAAGAGCATCCCCCCAGACCAGCAGTGACCAGTCGCGGAAACTCAGACGCCGTAGGCCCTAGATCAGGCTGGTCGGTTTCAGTCTCGGCTAGTTCAGGCTGGTTGCCGTCAAAAAAGAGGCTCGAACTTGGGGTCGGGGGCGTTTGTGTTTCCCCAAAAAACGGTTTTGTATTGGTTGCGTGTTCTCTGCGTTGCTTTACCAGTGCGTCACGCTTTGCCTTGTACATCTGTCCTCGTCTTGCGTTGCAGGGTTTGCATGAGGGCACCATGTTGTCTAAGTCTGCGTTGCCGTCTGGGTTTCTGTCCCATTCGATTAGGTGGTCTGCTTCTGTGGCTGTGCCTCCGCACCAGTGGCAGGCGGGGTTGCCTGCTAGTAGTTGTGCTCGTGCTGCTCTGTATTGGGGGTCTGATGTTCTGCGTGGCATGTCGGGTTGTTCTCCTTTGTGTGGAGTGTAGTTGTTTGCCCCCTGCTGGCGCGCCCCCCCGAGGGGGCTTGCCCTCGTAGTCCGTAGATAGTCTGCTCGGTGCTTGCCCCCCACACTTCGACCTAGTAGATCTGGCTGCCGGATGTTTAACACCTATGGACGGACACCATTCGCGTTTTAGAAGTTCGTACTCTGGCCACCCCCATTACAGGGGCGTCTACCCTAGTTCCCTAGTGTTACCCGGCACAGTCCAAACCCGTACGCGGTCATGCTTCTATCGGTTTTGATCGTGCTATTAGATCACAGGTTGAGCTCTAAATACAAGTACTGCAGACGGAAACGGGGCACAGTTCTTTTGGTCGTCAAACTTTAAGCGCCCTTTAAGGAAACGTATTTCGTCTGCTGTCATAGCGTAATCATGCCACCATCGTGTATCTGTACGGCTAGGAATTAGAAACACTGACGTCTTACCTTTGGCTTGCTCTTGTTTGGCTTTGGCTAGCCATTGCCCGATTACGTTGCCATATGGCGGGTTCACATAGTTACTGTGTCCCCAATCCACTGCAAGCCCGTCAAACTGTGGGTTCGGTGGGCACGGATCAAAGTCAAACCCAAACTCAGCGTGCAAGGCTTCATAGGTGGCTTTAGGGGTTTTCCAGTTGTCCCTTATTGACATGAAGTGAACGCTCATGCGCCTTTAACGCCTTTGGCACCTAGGCGTTTTGAGATGTTATGTAGGTCGGACGGTTTCCATACATAGCACTCGGCCCATGGCGCTAAATGGAATAGCCATTCTTTTTGATCGGGTGACAGAACGCCTTTGTCGGCTTTGAGTTCGCACACAATGAAGCCACGTTCTCGATGCGCTAGGCATAGGTCTGGCCAGCCTTTGTCACCGGATAGTGCGGTGCGCCATGTGCCGTCTCGGGCTTGCATTTTTTGTGGGTGGAACACTCGCCAGCCGTTCATACGGGCTAACTGGATTACTTGGGCTTGGAAGCCTTTCTCGTTCATAGTTCGCCGTTTATGTATTTGTGTACCCACAAGCCGAGGGCGCAAGCTGCGACGAATGGCCACGACATCGCTAGGAACGCTAGAAACGAGTAGTACGAAACTTTGTCGTTTTGTGACATATCGTCGGGTTCGCCTGTGTCCCAACGGATTGACAGGTAGCGGAAGTACATGAATGCGGGTACGA